AAATATTCAAAAATATAGGATTACCTATAGTATATATCGTTTGCATCAAAGATTGAAAGATTTGTGGACAATTATCTTGAAAAGTTATTTCTGGTATTTGCCTCAAATCATCTTCTTCTGGATTAGGGTTAAAGCCATAATGCCGCTCTAAATTATGCATTTCGTCTAACAAAACACTACAAAATTTTTCCGAAAAAAAAGGCACTGTATAAACGTCTTTCAATGGTTCTTTTATAATTTTGTCTAAATCGGTGTCTTTTCTATCACTTACGCCACTATCTTCATAAAAATCAACTATAGGTTGTATTGATTTTTTGACGGCATCTAAAGTTTCTTTTTGCACATACCAATCACTTGGGTACATAAGTAAAAGGTTTTTTGGTTGATACAAAAGTTGTTCTGCTGTATTAATCATAATTCTATTGTTATATCACCATTAGTCTTAACAGATACGCTACCAACATCTGATGTAATTTCAAAGCCTTTGGGTAAAGACCTTTCACCAATATCTACCCATTTGTTACCTGTATACACTTGCAAAACGCCTACAGTGGTATTCCAAATGATGCTACCATCGTTAAACAATAGTGTATTTTTTTCCGCATCAGATATTTGTCTTACGTTATCTAAATCAACAGCACCTAGATTTATTTCCAGTATTCTTACTAATCTATTAAAAATATCTGATGTAACTTGTTCGGAGGCTAATGGTAATTGAGTTTGTAATATTTTACTCATCGCTTACCATCTGGCTTGATATCTACTCTAGTAGCACCTAAACGCCACCCAATAGATAGATTGCCATCATTTGTGGCATCATCATCTGATTCAAAACGTAAAGCCATTTGCCTAGATCTGCTACGAACAAATACTTGTTGTGTTGTTGCTGAAATAGCGTTTGTAGAATTTGTAGTTAAGCTGTCGCCTGGAAAATTTCTTGTTTTCAAAACTATGTTTACATTACCATTGTTATCATCTTGTATAAATTTATAGTCGGGTATAATTCTTTTTATAAAACTAAACTGATCACCATCACCTATGTCCATGTCTGAGCTTTCAATAAATACGTTAGTCATTGGAGATCCATCATCATTAAAACCAGTTTCGTGCTTAAAAAGTAAATTACTTCCTGTCGCACGTGGGTAATTTTCTGTGCCAGAGTCAAGCCACGCTGTTCTTACAAGTTGACCATAAAACCACAAGTTTTCTGCATAATTATATATAACATATCTATCTATCTCTGATGAACTGCTTGAACAATAAAACCAACCAACTTCGTTTTTATCGGCAATAGTAAAAGCATTAATTTTAAATGACTGTGTTAAATTAATATCGTTGAAAACATAATTATGAACTGAACATGGCAAGTGTTTTACAGAGCCATTGTAAACATAGAAATTGTTATAGCTCATCCAGTAAACGCCTTGTGGTGCTGTAACAGCGGCTTTAGGACCTACTAAGCCAGTTCCTTCGTTTATTAAATTAATTCCAAATGTAAAAGGTGGACCTATAAATTGCATACTATACAAAGCTGTATCTGTCCATATTAATGTTTCTTGTCTTGATTTTACTCCACCAATTATTGATGAACCACTAGATAATCTTAAAGAACCTGCAGTATTTGTTGTTAATGGTTCAAATTCTAATTCATTTTCTTGGTCACTAAATGCTACCAACATGGGATCTATAGTTCCTGTCCTAGATGAACCAGAAATAGGGTCGGCACCCAAAACAATAAGATGTCTATCAGTTTCTGAAGTTATTACTTGTAAACCTACAGTAGGCACTAAATTTGCACCACTAATACCTGAAAGTTCTACTGCTCTCGTACCAACACCATTGTTTTCTGTCCACTTAAAAATACCACCAGCTCTAGCATTAATAATTAAATCTTCTCCAAAATTATCATGTGACCAAAGCCTTAATTGATTTGTTGAGTCTAATGCACTTGTGCTTCCAAATGTTCCTTCACCCCAACCATTTATACCCCAACCTGTGCCAGGAACATATACATCTAATCCCACATTAACTTGATATACACCAACTACTGAAGAACCACCATTACCACTATCAGAAGAGTTTGCTGTTACGGTTGACCCTGAAGTATCTTTTGCTTCTATTGTATAACTATTGGCGTTTACTATGGTGGCTATTTGATACTCTTGATTTAATACCGCAGCCGTTATGTTACCGCCAAGACTTGATGCACCACTAAAAGTAACAAAATCATTTTTTACTGCACCATGTGAAGTGTCTGAAACAGTTATAGTTGCATCACCATTACTAGCTGAAAAAGTCACATCACCTGCAGATGTAGTTGATCTTATAGGTGTTATATCATTAAAATTACCACCACTTTCAATATAATATTTTAAATGTGTGCCTATACCTAAATACTTTGTACCACCTAATGATATGAAGCTATGTAATGCTCTTGCCGTGCCTTCATAAGTGCTAGAAGTTAATTTTTCCCAACCACCAAACTTTTCAGGTCTACCTTTTCTGAAACGAACTAAATTGCAATCAAACCAACCGCCTTCATTATCGTAAGCTGTACCTTCTCTGTTTATACCTGGTCTAAATATAAGTTTTTGTAATGGCATCTACACCTCAGTCCAATCTTTGCCTTCAAATAATAAAGCCTCTGCCTCTCTTCTTCGTACCAACCCTTGTAAAACTTCACCACCAGCTTTATTCCACCTTTTTATTTGATTTGGTACATCATCCCACATTTTATTGTTGAGTCTATTAAGCAAGGTGCTAGAAGATAAGTTAGAAGGGCCTAAGTTAAATACCCATGATACTAAAGCATCAAACTCATTTTGTTTTAAATCAGCAGTAACCATGTCATTTATATATCCCTCATACTCATGCATTTCTTCTGCTAACAAATCGTCCGCCCCTTCTTGTGTTATTGTATCTCCTTCGTTTACACCTTTTGTAGATCCATATCCTATCGTCCAAACTCCTGCTGCACATTTGTAAGCTTCTAACTCGCAGCCTTCAAATTTTTTTATAAGAGCTATGCCCTCTTGAGATATTTCCATATTAGTCTCCTTTTTCTGGGGAATGAGATGCTCCAAAATAAAACGAAATAATTGCACTTGCTAGTCCTCCAAGATAACCCAATACTAGATTAATTAATGCTTCACTGTTTTGTTCTGGTGGTTGTAAGGTCACTAAGAATATATAACCTAGAAATCCACCAATAGTAAATAATCCTATAATCCGTGCAGTCCAATCTTTACTGAACATACCTCTGGCGTGTTGTTTGTCTTGTGTTTCAAGTGTAAACACATCTACATCAAGCTCTTTCATTTGCACTTCAAACTCTTGTTCTGCTTTTTTTAATTCAAGCATTTGCTCTGGCGTTGCATTTTGCATAGCCTGTTGTATAGACTTTTGATCATTAGATACACCAAGAACTTGTGCAATTTTATTCATAGCCATATTGCCTAACGGACCGCCCATAGCAGATCCAAGTGTAGGAGCAACTGCCCCTACAATATTTTTTAACATACCTTTCATATTAGAAACCTCGTCAATACTGCAATACCAATAGCACCAATAAAACCAAACACCCCAAAGGTTGCAGCTTTTATTGTTGAATTTATATATGTAATTTCTTGTTTAATATCAGAAAACTCATTGAATGCGGTTTTCCAACGTTCATGAGATATAGTTTCAAGCTTAGTAAGTCTTTCTGCTACGTCATTTACTGTCATTTTTTTATCTATCATCTTGTAACGTATATATTTTAATAGGTTTTTCTTTACCTTTTACAAAAATACTTTCAAGTTCCTTTAACATAATTTGATCACTAAAGTTACTTGAATTGATAGTATCATAACCTATAACAATATCTTCTCCAACTTCCTTAGTTGAGCTTTCAAGCCTAGCTGCAAGGTTTACTGCATCACCTATAGCCGAGTAATCAAATCGAGTATCACTACCCATATTTCCAACAACTGCATATCCTGTATTGATTCCAACTCCAATCTCTACACCAAGATTTTCTTTTTTAAATTTTCTTTGTATGTCTTGTGCACATAAAACTGCCATAGTTTCATGGTTTGCAACATCTATTGGTGCATTGAATATAGCCATCATGGCATCACCAATATACTTATCTACCATACCGTCATATTCTTTAACGGTATCAGCTTGAATTGTTAAAGCTTTATTCATTATTTCAGTAACTTCTTCTGGCTCTAGTTTCTCAGACATAGACGTAAAGCCTCTAACGTCAGTGAAAAGAAATGTACAATATCGTCTTTCGCCACCTAATACTAAAGATTCAGGATTTTCTTGTAATTTTTTTACTTGCCTTGGATCCAAATAATGTTCAAACTGTTTTTTTATTCGTTGTCTAAGTTTGTATTGTTGTCTAAATCTCAGGTAAAAAGCTATAGATCCTGTAATAAATTCAGATATTATTGTCCAGGACACATCAATCAACAAACCTTTTTGTATTAAAAAATAACCTGCTGTAGCAGTAACTATCATTAAAAGGGTAGCAACAGTTATACCCCAAGTGATACCTAATATATGCAAAGCAAACCAAACTAAGGAAACAAAAACAATTAATGAAAGCATTTCAACAGCTAATGCGTAATCTGGTATGAAAGGACTATCTTGAATTAATATTGATTCTGCTAAAGCAGTTTGAATTTTATGTGGTTCTAATAAACCTACGGGGGTTGCAATTTGTGGCATGACTCCGTTTGCTGTCACGCCAACAAATACAAACTTGTTAGCAACGCTCATTTCTTTTAATGTAGTTTGTTTCGTATCAACCCAACTAATCCATTTACGACCAAGGCTATCTGTCTTGACTGGTGGTATTCCTCTTATTGATATTTCTTCAATACCATTATCATTGGTTTTTATAATGTAAGTTTTTACATCAAACAAGGCTTTATATATTTGTGTACCAAAACTAGGTATCCACTCATTATCAGGTGTTTTTACAAGTAAAGGAATTCTGCGTACTAATTGATCTATATCTGTGGGAGCAACGGCTAACCCTTGAAGTGTGTGATTGGATAAGAGAAGCAGGTTCTCCTTCACTCCCGTAGATATTATACCACCATTATCTTCACCAAGCACAACCGTACCAGGTGTTTTTGGATAATTACCTTTTCCGTCTTCAAACATAGCTATAACAGACGGAGCAAATTTCAAAGTTTCAGCAAATAATTGATCGCCACCCATACGATCAGCTTGCGGAAAACTAATAACCCATCCTATACCAACAGCACCGCTATTAATTAATTCTACTTGTATTTCTGCTAGTCTTTGTCTTGGTAAAGGCCATCCTTCTTCTCTCTCAATATCTTCTTCAGTTATGTTTAAAATTACAAAATTTCCTGATTCTTGTGGTGTTTTTATAAAAGTATCAAAGATTTTAAGTTTTAATATTTCTGTTGGCGTACTTTGAAACAATATAGGTAAACTTAATAGTATAAGTATAGGTAATAATAGTCTCTTCATTTAATCACTCTGAGTGATAGTGATTACACTATCTCCTCCTCCATTTATTTTAACTATATTAGAAACACCATCTTGTATCAAGATTACGGTATATCCATTACCAGAATTTAAATCAACTTGTACCGATTCACTTACATTTCTTCGTAAGCTAATTGTTTGTCCTGTTACTATTGTTGTTATTTGAGTGTTAGCGTCTTGACCAATAAGAGTACCTGTAATATTTACTCCTGTGGCTAAAGCAAGTTGGTCTTCATCTTTTTCAATAGCTAATTCATCAAGTACATTAAGCAAATCTTCTAAAAAGTTTACATCAAGATAATTTATATCTAGTTCTGTAAATTCTAAACTATTTTCTTCTAATAAATCTTCAGCTAAATAATCTATATCTAAATCATTAAAATCCAATAAATTTACTGTTTTAGTAGATGTAGTCTCTTCTTGTGCTAATTGTTCTTCTTTGGGAGGTGTCACAATTAACATATTGTCAATAATATCTAAAGTAAGATCTAAAATAACTGGCTTCGTAGGTGCGTTTTCAAATACGTCAACAGTAGTGGCTTGATAAGGTTTATTAAGTAAAACGCTTCCTGTAGCTGTAACTACCTCTATTTCGCCACTAGAGAGCCCTAGAGCGTCTGGTAGCAAAATTATAAGGCTACGCCCTAATTCATCAACTGTAGCCGTAAAATCAGTCCCACGTATTGCTATGTTAGCTGTAGGTGTTTTGAGCTGTATGTTTTGTTTATCAATACGGTTTAGATTACCTGTAATAAACCTAGCTGTACCAAGCCCAAAGGTAAGAGCCATCTTTGATTTACTAGGATCAGGGTCGTAGATGTATTCGTCAATAAGAAGTTGACTATGCTCTGTAAGTTTTACAATTGATTTATCAAGAAAAGTTATAGCCATACGGCCATTTTTGGTGATAGCCTCATCATTACTTTGTATAGCAAACTGTAAGTCTGCTTGATACGGTTTATCTCTAAGTATTTGAGCTGTGCCGTTTAGTTCAGATATATCTCCAATATCAACAGCTTGTGCTTGTACCTTGGTCGTTTTGAATGACGCAAACAGTACCACTATTACCGATAGAAATAATTTTAAGCCAGTCATTATCTAATGTGCTTGATTGTGTGATATTAAATGTTCTGCTGTTACCAGTTTGATCTAAGTAAAAGTAACCACCTGCATATCCAGATCCAGTAAAGTTTAATGTATTACTATCACCATCTACGTCTACATAACTTGTTCCACCATCATAATTTATATCAAAATCAAAAGTGTTACCATCCCCTTGTATAATCCAATCTAAATCAAGAGTTGCTGCTAAGGCACTTGTACCATGATCTAAGGTAAAGGTGTTTGTGCTACCTGTAACATCAACATTATAGTTTGAACTGTCAATACCATAAGTATTAGTTGGATCGCCTTGTATAGTAAAGGTATTACTATCACCATCAAATTCAAAAAATCCTGTTATGGTATCACCTAATATATCACCTAAAAATTTGTTGGAGTCACCTATCTGGTTTATATCTAGTGTCATGGTAACACCGTCTAAATCTAACGCAGTTAGCGTACCTGCAACAGAATTAAGACCACCAATAATATTACCTGAACCTAGTTGTTCAAGATCTATATTAGCAGTAGCACCACTTTGATCTACATATATCTCGTTATCAGCCGCGTATGTCGTCAACGCAGTCAGCGTCACAATCAGGCTTATCAATTTTAATTGATTCATTTTTTTTCTCCCAGAAACCTTTATCATAACCTATTTTAACTATTTGCAAAACTGCCTCCTCTATAGCCCTTTGTAGTGCTAATGTAGTAGGTTCATTTTCTGCATCACCCATTTCTATTTCTACTAGCTCTGTACCAGCTTCAATAAATCTAAAAACATCTTGTGATTGACCATAGCTAAAAACTTGTTTACTTACTAAAACATCTATTAAAACTTCGCCAGTAGCTATTGATACCATTCTCAAAGCTACGGTTATATTATCGATTCTATATTGTTTACTGCTACTTATACCTAAATATCTAGCACCTATACCACCACTTTTAATATTAGAGTCATAGCCTAATACCGCTCCTTCCATAAGCACTCCAGCAAATAGCAAAGGCATTATGGGTTTTGGACCGTCTGTGCTTTCGTTTTGTTCTCTTGCAGAACGTATAAGTTGTCTTTCTTTTGTAAGATTATCAAGTCCTACTCTTTCAGCTACTCTAAAAAATTTACCATTTGCCGTATGTTTTAAACTTCTAATTAATAAATGCCCAGGTGCTTGCGTTAACGCGGTAGAGAATAAAGCAAATTCACTATTGCTTTTTCGCTGACCTGTTTGATCTGTAAAGCTGTTTGGATAAACCGCTACAACGATTGGTATTTTTGGTTCAGATACTTCTAAAAGATCTTTTGATTGTATTTGTAAAATATTGGGTAAAGATTTACCTTGTCTAAAATTTTCGTCAATAGGATTTATACTACAACTAGAAAGAAAAATCGCCAATAGGAAGCTGTATTTCTGTAACATTAC